GCCGCTACTCCGGGCAGTGCTTCAGTTACAAGATCAATATTAAAAACATCCACCCAAGAAAACAGCGTCAGTTATTCTGGTGGGCCGCAAACAATGACATTTGGTTCGGTAGGTGGGTATGGTTTTTATAGAGAGGTAAAGTCCAATACTTCAGGATCTAGAATGTCAACATTTGGTAACTCTAATACCTCACAGAATACATCATACGAAACAAGAATAATTGTATCAACATGGATTAATCCGGGTACATACTCTGTGAGAGTGAGATATATGCAAGCATCACCTCCATATGATATGGGGGATGGATGTTGTCATACTTTCATTTATGCAGTTATTGAAAATGGAAGTGGCAAAATTAAGAGAATGAATATTTCACAAGACCCACCTTGGGTTTATGCACCAAATGGAGGTCTTGATAGAGGGTGTTTCTATGATGATGATAAAACTAAGAAACGATACTATAAACGAAATAAAATAGTTGATTATTCTAAAATAAATGATATTGAAGAATTTAAAGAACTTGTTGGTCAAACAGAACTTGTTGATTATGACATGAAGTTGAAAATGGCAAACATGAGTAATGTTCCTCATCCATTTATGACTGACACTCCTATGATTTTAGACAAAGATAAAAATGAAATTATAGACCCAACATATTGGGAAAAACATCATGTAGGCTTAATCGATCCAGTATGTGATGTTACTCAACGTCTTGACTGTATCAGTGAATGTGGTGAGTCTGCTCTTGAATTATTTCATGCAGAGAAACCATATTTAACAATAGATAATGAGGATATTGAAGGTAGATGCAGACCTCATGCTGATATTAAGGTTTATAAAGCAAAATGGAAGAACTCAAAATAAAGGACTCTGAAAAATGAGAGAACAATTACTAACAGCCCTACGAGCTTATTATAAAGGGCAAATTGAGAAGCATAGGATGAATGTGGAAAATTTAATCACTAATTCCGTTGGAGTGGCAGACCATCCTGACCACGTTGAAACCGTGAGCAAAGAGGTGGAGTCATTGGCGAAATATGATGAGATGTTACAGATGGTTGATAAGTATTTTAAATAACTTAGAGGGAGCACATAGTGGCAGATCAAGATATTCTGAATAAACTAAATGAAATGCACACAGATGTGCTCTTAATTCGCAGTGACTTAGGTGTTACTAAAAATGAGGTGGCTGAACACGAACTTATCTTACGAGGTAAATCTAAAGTAAATGGGCTTGTATCTGAAGTTAAAGCCATGAAAACAGCACAGACCACTTCTAATAGACTTTGGCTTTTAATGGTATCAATTATTGGAACTGTAGTAACTTGGTTAGGAATAACAAAATGAGAAAGACTCGTAATCAACTTGTAACAGAACTATTAACTGATAAAGAGAATTTGCATAGACTCATTATTATCGAATGGTTTGATCCTTATGATGATAGTGATGAAGTCACTATAGATACTTTAGATGCTAAAAAAGCTTTATATGAATCCTGTGGTTTTCTCATGGGAGTGTCAAATGATCATGCCGTTATTGGTTATAATAAAGACATGATTGAAAAAGGGAAGTACAAGGGATGTGGGTACATACCATTGTCTCTTATTACTAACGCACATTTAATGGATAGGAATTGCTAATGAATATGTTTAGAGGGTGTCCTTGGTGGATGGTAGTAGGAATGGTTATGGTAGGTTGGATGCTTGGTTATTATATTTGTCGATAACTAATGGAAAATCTAATCCATGACGCTTGGGTTTTATTCACCGCTATTGGTGGGTGGATGATAAACAGACTGATGCAAAAAATAGATGATCTCGACAAGAGGTTAGAGCTAGTTAGGTATAGCTCGATTGATCGACCTGAGTATAAGTCTGATATTACCCAACTTCATAAAAGATGTAATGAACTAGAAAAAAGGAAACAAAATGCTTGATACATTTATGGGACAAGAGTGGTTTCAAATAGCAGGTGAAATTGTTTTAATCTTTACAGCTATAACCGGAGCTTTACCAGATAGATGGGTACAAAGAGTACCTCTATTAAATACTGTGTGGCCTATCTTTAATTGGCTTGCAGGTAATGTGTTTAATAATATTAATCATCCACAAGGTATGGCTGCTAAAAGAGAGGTAGAGGAAGATATTGATGAAGCTAAAGCTAAAGTTAGGGAGCGTACTTCTATGCCTGACGTTCTTGATGGGATGTAGCACCGCTACTGAACTTATAGCACCTGTAGTTAACTTTGGGTTAGGACTTTATAATGCTGATACATATTACTCAAAGGAGTGTGCTTGGTATGAAGAAGTAAAATTTAGTAAGGAATCCAAAGATATACTTAAGGAACACCCTGAGTTAACTACAGATTTAGCTAAGGTAGCTAGAAATAACGATATATATAGAGAGGTATGTGACTAATGGGAATTTTAAGTGGGCTATTTAAGGCAGCTATGAAAAAACCGAAAGTTGATTCTAAATTGTCTATTAGAAAAAAACATCCTCGAAGTGGTAAGGGTAAAAGAAGTCGTAATGATCCATCTGTTAGTGAAAAAGGTAAGGGTTTCCATGAACAAAAGTATAAAACCACAATTAAAGTAAGAGTAAAATTTAAAAAAGAACCATATCAAAAGAAAGCTACAGAAATGGTAGAGTATGTTAAAGGAATGAATGAAGGTCATGCTCTAACTAGAGCAAAAAGTAATTGGCCGGGAGCTGCGGTAATTAAAATAAAATAAGAGGTATGTGATGAGTAATGGCACAGTTAAAGATATGGGAGAGTTGCATGGGTTATTGGCTAGAACATTGGCTGAAACTATTAAGTCAGGAAAAGCCACTCCGGCACACCTTAACGTGGTGCGACAGTTTCTTAGAGATAATAATATTGAGTGTCTTGGCACTAATAATGAAGATATAAAAGCACTTGTAGAGGAACTACCATTTGAAGAAGTTCCAAAAGAAAAGAGGGTGAACTAACTAATGGCTTCTAAAAAAGATAAAAAAATAGCCTCTATATTGTCAAAGTATTTTTCAGACAGTGAAAAATCAGATTTAATTAATATGTTGACGTATCACGAAGGAGGCTTTTATTCCGTTGCATACATGGATTCTAAAGATATACCCACCGCAGGGGTTGGTATTAATTTATCAAACGTACAAAATTTAACAAAAAAACAAAAGGCAGGCCAAGAGTCTATAGATGCTAAACGGCTACAGAAACTCTTTATAAAAAGACTTAATAGGTCAACTTCTGATGCCATTTCTTTTGTTGGAGGCACAAAAGCATTTCGTAAACTTTCAACTACTAGAAAAAGTATTTTAGTTCAGATGGCCTTTAATCTAGGGCTAACAAAATTAAATGGATTTAAAAGGTTTAAGACATACACTAGAGCAGCTATAGCCGCTAAAGGAAAGAAAGAGGAGTTAGGTCTTTGGTCAAACGCTCAAATGGAAATGATAGATTCTGATTGGCATAATGATGTAGGAATGAGAGCTTTAGACTTTGAAAAAAGTTTTTTAGATGACAATTATTATATATCTGATGAACTTCAAACTTCTCAAACATTATTAGATTTAGCCAGTAAAAAGAACGCTATTGCTGCTGAACATGATGCAGAAGAACTAAGGAAGTGGACACTACCAGAGTTAGAGGTAGACCCTCTTGATGCTGTAAAGAAGTCTTTAAAAGAAGATTCCTCTAAAGATGCACTTGTAAGACAACAATCATATATGAGTAAAAGAGCTAGGCTTGATAAAGAGATTTTTGAGAAGTTTGGAAGACCAATAGATTTTACTGTAATGCCCTCTAAAAACAGACACAAATCAGCTTATACAGGTGCTCTTGCTTCTTCAGCAACCGACTTCATTGGAAACCTTAAATTATTACCATCTCGTCTTCTTTCAATAAATCCTGATGTCCCAAATAAATAGTATTAAAAGTGACTTTAGGAACTTCTTGTATCTTGCATGGAAGCATTTAGCGTTACCTGATCCAACTCCTATACAGTATGACATAGGTGAGTATCTACAATCCGGGCCAAAGAGACTGATCATACAAGCTTTTAGAGGAGTAGGCAAGTCTTGGATTACCTCAGCATTTGTAGTATGGAAACTCTTAGTTGACCCCCAGTTAAAATTCTTGGTGGTCTCCGCATCTAAACAGAGGGCAGATGACTTTTCTACGTTTACTAAAAGAATCATTAATGAAATGCCTATCCTCCAACATCTCAAAGCGAGAGAAGACCAACGAAATTCTAATGTGGCTTTTGATGTTGCTCCTTCTAGGGCTGCCCACGCTCCTAGCGTTAAGTCTGTTGGTATCACTGGTCAGATCGTAGGATCAAGAGCACACTTCATTATTGCGGATGACGTTGAAGTATTATCTAATGCTTTGACCCAAGTAATGAGGGATAAACTCGGAGAAGTCGTAAAGGAGTTTGATGCTGTAGTTATGCCCAAAGTAGGACGTATAGTTTACTTGGGTACACCTCAGGTAGAAGAAAGCTTATACGCAGGACTTCAAGATAGAGGCTATGAATGTAGAATATGGCCTTCTCAGATGCCTTCTAACAAGCTAAAAGAATTTTATGGACATAGACTAGCCCCATTTATTCTCGATATGGGTAAGCCAGTAGGAGAACCCACAGACCCTCTCAGGTTTGATTCTCTTGATTTGGCAGAACGAGAGGCTTCCTATGGTAAATCAGGGTTTGCCTTACAGTTTATGTTGGACACCAGTGGAGAAGATGATCAAAGATACCCACTTAAACTCCATGATCTACTTGTTATTCCCTTAGAAACAGAGAAAGCACCGGGAAGAATTCTGTATGGTAAAGGTGAACTCATGGATTTACCGGCAGTAGGACTTACAGGTGATTACTTTTATCATCCTTTTGAGGTATCTAATGACTATTACGATTATACTGGGTCTGCTATGCACATTGATCCTAGTGGCAGGGGATCAGACGAAACTGGATATGTAGTTACTAAGGAATTAAATGGTAAAATCTTTGTAGTAGCCATAGGTGGACTTAAAGGTGGTTATGACAAAAGAACGCTGCATCAATTAGCTAAGATTGCAGCGGCACATAAAGTCAATGTAGTAGAAATAGAGGCAAACTTTGGTGATGGAATGTATACAGAGATATTTAAACCTGTATTATTCCAGTATCATCAGTGTCAAGTAGAAGAAATAAAGCATAGTAAGCAGAAAGAAGCGCGTATTATAGATGTACTAGAGCCTATTATGAATCAACATAGACTCGTAATAGACCTAGAAGAAGCCAAAAGAGACTATGAGGAGCATAAAGAGGAGCCTCGTAGACAGTTGTTTTACCAAATGACTCGACTTACAAGAGACAAAGGGTCACTCCAATATGACGATAGGATAGATGTATTGGCTATGGGAGTTAACTATTGGGTAGAACAAATGGCGGCTGACGAAGATAAAGCCTATGTAGATCGTCAGGAATATCAACTTGAAGAAAACATCAGGTCTTTTATGGAGAAAACAGGAGCTATGCAAGATGAGGGTGATGTTTGGGTAAAGGTATAAATGATATGGTTATTAATGGTAGTCTACCTTAATCTATCTGTTAATCCTCCACATATTGATCATGCAGAGATTGTAGGTAGTTTCCAAAGTGAACA